TTGAAGGGCAGCGACCATAAAAACAAATTTTTATTAACCAACCGCGAACGCGAAGTCTTTGAATTACTGGTGCAGGACAAGACGACAAAAGATATCGCGCAGCAGTTATTTATCAGCGAAAAGACCGTACGCAATCATATCTCCAATATAACATGTTTTGAAACACAGAAACCAATTCGAATTTTCTTCGGGATTTTTCCAAAAAAAATAACGTTTTTGTATCAGTCATTTGGATTTTGATAAGTTATATTTATAGCATGGCCACAAAGAAAGAGAGGGTACCGATTCTGGTTCCTCTCTTTTTCTATTTTAATTTTGGAGGTAAAAGGATGAAACAACAAATTGAAAATAACTTTAAATACCACGCACCAAAAGAGGGACAACCCGGAAAATATACGGCAATCCGAGAAAAAGCAAAAGAACTGGCTTGCCTGATTGATGACCTTTGTCCGAACAGCCGGGAAAAATCATTGGGCCTAACAAATTTAGAACAAGTTGTGATGTGGGCGAATGCTGCAATAGCGCGAAATTAAAGTATATGAGCTGTCAAAAGCTTCCCCATTAGGAGAAGTCTTTGATTTCAAGCTTTTGTTTTAATGCATCCTGAAGAGTCTGAGAAAAGTTAATGCCTTCTTCCGCTGCTACATCATTAAGCCATTTTGGAAGAGTGACGGTCTTATTCACGGCCTTACTCTGAATCCTTTCGCGGATGAAATCTGTATTAGCCTGAATAAGAGAAACAAATTCTCCAGTTTCAAGCTTTATAGAGTCTGGTTGTGATGAACGAGGTATTTCGTCGCCATCCTCTTCCATCAGGTATAAATGGCCGCCAAGAGCATCTTTTGCCATGCGTAGGGCTTCTTCCAGATCATCACCTTCTGTGATGCATCCAGGAAGATCAGGGAATGTGACAGTAAAGCCTCCTTCGTCTGGTTCGCCGGGGCTAAAAACAGCAGGGTAAATGTATTTCATATATATAAACCTCCTTGGGAGAGACAGGACTTATATAAGCCCTGCCTGCTCAAAGATACTTTTTGTTGTTCGGCGTTTCAAGCCTTTTTTCGGATGGGGTACAGTCACCTTTCCTTTTTAGTGGGATGAATAAAGTGCCAATGGTCGCCTTCGGTGTTTTTATGTATCCAGCCATCCTCTTTTAGGATTTTGATAACCTCTCTTGATGAGTATGCTTTATTGAGGTTGACCATGTTTACCTCCTTTCTGATTTCATTATAACACATGTTATTGCACGTGTAAATAGAAAACGCAAGTGTTTTTACACATGTAGTAAAAGGGTCATTACTAAGTTCATTCGATGAAACCAACAATAAGATACTGATCAAATAATTGACTTATAAACGTTCATTTAGAGGCAGTTAGAACCATTCGATCCATACCATAAAAATATCTTATATTGAATAAACGAAGCCAAGAATTTGGCTTCACAGAGACGTTTTTAAAGGTTTATGAAAACGACTTTTTCCGTTTTCATAAAAAGGTTACAAAAAAGTTACAACATTCGTTTTGGGGTAACAGCAAAGTAACACCTTAAACCCTTATATATCAAGGGATTAGAGCCTATCAAAAATGTTTGGGGTAACAGTAAAGTAACAGCAAAGTAACAGCTCGCGGATATAAACAAGAATGACTAAGAATGAATAAGAATAATAATATACTCGCAAATTGCATTTTCGAGGGATTTTTTAAAATCTGAAAAGGGATTTTAGAAAGAGCCATCTGTCTGTTAAATCAAATAGAGTATAAGTCCTTTACCTTAGTCTATTAAATTTAAATAGAGATACTGAAATGGATAGAGAGATTGAATCAGAGAACAATCAACTCAGGATCAATAGCAAAGGAGTTGAGTGAGATGAAATAACAAACTCATGTGATATAGCAATGGGAATGAGAATGAAGAGAAGGATACGCTCAATAGACGTTCCCTTCTAAACCAGAGAGTATTAACGCATGAAGCTACCATCTCAGATGCTAAATAGACACAGCATGAGAATCCAAGGGCAATACACCTTTATAACAGGGTGAGTGCAGTACTAGGATAGACGTACATGATAGGACACCTCACTAGACGCTCTGAGAGACTCATAGAGCGATTCTGTTTATCAGATGACCAAAGTATTGGATAATATATAAAAACGTCTCAAACGGTCGTTTATGGCGTTAAAACCACATGTTTAGCAGACGAAGGAGGTGTCAGGATGAAAGTAACGTGTAATGACGGATGCAAGAGGGAATTTTTGGTGGGGGAAGTCAAGACTAAAAATGTCAAAGCAGACATAGAGAAAACCTACTTCATCTGTCCTAGATGCGGGAAAGAATACACGGTGCTTCTCACAGATTCAAAGATAAGACAGGAACAGCAACGGCTGAAAGAATTGGAAAAAGAGCAAATAGCTTTACGCGAGAAGATAGTAAAAGACATGAGTCTCCTAAGTCAAAGCTTAGAGGGGCAGATGATCGGATGAATAGGCAAGAACAAGCCAGGGTGTATGACAAGTACAAACGTAATAAAGAAGCTAGAGACTTCTACAATAGCACAGCCTGGAAGAAGTGCAGGGAAGCAGTCCTTACCAGAGATCATTATCTTTGTCAACGATGTTTAGAACAGAAGAAGATCACTCAAGCAGATATGGTCCATCATATCGTGCATCTTACAGACGATTGGAGCAAGGGTTTGGACATGGATAACCTGGAGAGCCTTTGCTTAAGTTGTCACAACGAAGAGCATGGTAATGGGGGAAAACAGGTTAGTAAGAAGATCAAGGTTCATGTGGAGAAAGCCAATAGGGAGTATGTTTAGCATACCCCCCCACCCTTTTTCTAGGAGGTTAGAACCTTTCCCAACCGACTGCCCCCATCGTTTACACCAAATATAAATTTTTCATGAAGGGGGGGAACCTGAAATGGCGGTACCTACTTCCAAACTCATCAGGGAATATTTAGGAGAAACGTATGAAGAATCCGATGAACAATTGATTCAGCTGTACATTGAAACGCACCAGTTTTATCGACGGCTTCAGAAGGAAATCAAGAATTCAGAGCTTATGTATGAGTATACCAATAAAGCAGGAGCCACAAATTTAGTGAAAAAACCCCCTTTCTATCGAACTGACAAAGACGGTACAAACACTCAATAACCTGTTGAAATCACTTGGATTAACGCCTGCTCAGCGCAAGAAAGTAGTGAGTGAAGATGACGATGACTTCGACGACTTCTAATCTTCCGGGGATCTTATCGCAACCTTCTTCCGAGTTATTAACGAATTGGTATGCTGAGCAGGTGGTACAAGGTCACATTTTGGCAAGCCATAAGGTGATGTTAGCTGGAAAAAGGCATTTAGATGATCTAAAAAGACAAGGAAGTAAGGACTTTCCCTATGTGTTCGATGAGGAAAAAGGTCATCGTCCTATTGTTTTTATAGAAAGGTTCTGCAAACCATCTAAGGGAAAGTTTAAACAGATGATCATGCAACCCTGGCAACATTTTATCCTTGGCAATCTGTATGGCTGGGTGCATAAAGAAACGGGATTAAGACGCTTTACAGAGGGTCTTATTTTTATTGCCAGAAAAACGGAAAATCGGGACTTGCATCTGGAATTTCCATCTATGGTTGCACAAAAGATGGCGAACGGGGGGCCGATGTATATGTATTAGCCAATAGTATGAAACAGGTCCGCAAGACCATTTTCGATGAATGTAAAAAAATGATCAAAGCCTCCCCGCAGCTAAAGAAAAAATGAAAGCATTACGGGATGTGATCGAATACAAGCAAACCAATTCAATCATTGAACCTCAAGCGTCTGATTCAGAAAAACTGGACGGGTTAAACACGCATTTGGCGGTATTTGACGAGATTCATGAGTATAAAAATTACGATTTAATCAACATCATCAAAAACTCAACAGATACACGGGAACAGCCTTTGCTACTGTATATTACGACTGCCGGCTATCAGCTAGACGGTCCCTTAGTAGATTATTATGAGCTTGGTGCAGATGTCCTTGAGGGTGTAGTTTCAGACGAACGCACTTTTTATTATATGGCTGAATTAGATAGTGAAGAAGAAATCGATAACCCCGACATGTGGGGGAAAGCCAATCCTAACTTAGGGGTCACCTATGACCTTGAAAAGCTGAAAAATGCGTGGGAGAAAAGAAAAACATTCCTGCTGAACGATCAGATATGATTGTCAAACGGTTCAATATTTTTGTAAAAGCAGATGAAATGTCTTTTATTGACTTCAACACGCTTAGGAAAAATAACAAGCATTTAGATATCGATTCCTTAAACGGGAAGACGGCTATAGGATCTTTTGACCTATCAGAGTCAGAGGACTTCACCTCAGCCTGTCTTGAATTTCCGTTAGATACGGGAGAAATATTTGTTTTATCTCATTCTTGGATACCTCGAAAGAAAGTGCTGGCTAACAATGAGAAAATACCATACATGCAGTTTGTAGAGGATGGATCGTTGACGGTTTGTGAAGCCGAATATGTGGAGTATGAGATGATTTATGACTGGTTCGTTAACCATTCCAAAACATTCAGTATTGAAAAGATCGCTTACGATAGGGCGAAGGCGTTTCGTCTGGTTAAGGCTTTAGAATCCTACGGATTTCAAACCGAGATTGTCAGACAGGGAGCCGAGACACTAACCAAACCACTTTCCGACTTGAAAGAAATGTTTTACGACGGAAAAGTGATTACGAATGAAAACAAATTACTCAGATGGTATATCAATAACGTGAAATTAACCCAGGATCGTAACCGAAATTGGCATCCGACGAAACAAAACAGATACCGGAAAATTGACGGTTTTGCAGCGTTATTAAATGCTCATGTTTTCGTCATGGAAAAGCTTGTAGCGCCGAAAGGAAATGGAAACATTGAATTTCTTTCTGTCGGCGATCTCTTTCATTGAGAGGAGGTGGAAATGTGAAATGGTTTGGAAAAATGAAATCTGCCGTGAGAGGGGCTATATCAGGCTGGAAAGGCGGCTCCGGTGATTTCTCCACGTGGTTTGGGCGAAGGTTCTGGGGAATCGATAACACGAAACTGGCGACCAATGAAACCATATTTAGTGTGGTGAGCCGCCTTGCAAATGCCCTATCTTGCCTGCCACTGAAACTATACAAAGACTACGACATTCAAATGAATGAGACAGCGGATATGCTGATTCATCACCCAAATCCTAATATGTCCGGGTTTGAATGGCTGAATAAAATGGAAGTCTCCCGCAATGAAACAGGAAACGGCTATGCCGTGATTATGAGGGACATCAGGCTACAGCCTGAGGCCTTAATTCCGATTGACCCGGTTTATGTGACCCCTATTCTCAATCAAGATGACGGCCATTTATGGTATGAAGTACGGGGAATAGACGGAACGTATTACCTGCACAACATGAACATGTTTCATGTGAAGCACATCACGGGCGCGGCTCGCTGGAAAGGGATTAGTCCCATCGAGGTGCTGAAAAATACCCTGGAATATGACAAAGCAGTTCAAGAATTTAGTTTGTCTGAAATGCAGAAGAAAGACAGTTTTATTTTGGAATATGGGGCAAGTGTAGACACTGAAAAAAGACAGCGAATTGTAGATGATTTCAAGCGATTTTACAAAGAAAATGGTGGAATCTTGTTCCAAGAGCCAGGAGTAACGGTGAAAAATATGGAGCGTAAGTATGTGGCTTCGGACACACTGGCTTCCGAAAAAATCACACGTTCCAGAGTGGCGAATGTGTTTAATTTGCCTGTGAATTTTCTCAATGAGGAAGGACAGGGAAGCCATGCAGAGCAAATGATGATCCAGTTTGTCCAAATGACGTTAACGCCTACCGTACGTCAATATGAGCAGGAAATGAATCGAAAACTGCTCACGTCAGAAGAAAGACAAGCCGGATATTACTTTAAATTTAATCTTGGCGCACTATTACGCGGAGACACGGCAGCAAGAACACAATTTTATCAAATGATGCTCCGAAGCGCTGGGATGAAGCCGGATGAAGTCAGGATGTATGAGGATTTACCGCCAGAAGGCGGAAAGGCATCGGAGCTTTGGATATCCGGTGACATGTACCCTTTAAACATGGATCCGGCAGAGCGAAAGGGGGTGAAAGAGCGTGGGGAAACCAAAAAGAACACGTTTTGGGAGATGAAGATGTCGGCTGACGATTCCAGTTCAGCGGACATTTTTATTTATGGGGATATCGTTACGTATCAATGGGACGAAGTCGACACAAGTGCAACCTCTTTTAAAGAGGACTTAGATCGCTTGGGTGACGTATCAAACCTGAATCTTTACATCAATAGTCCAGGCGGATCTGTTTTTGAGGGAATTGCCATTCATAATATGCTGAAACGGCATAAAGCAAAAGTAAATGTGTATGTCGACGCTTTAGCGGCATCGATTGCAAGTGTCATTGCCATGGCAGGTGACACGATTTATATGCCTAAAAATAGCATGCTCATGATTCACAACCCATGGACATATGCCTGGGGGAAACGCCTCGGAAATGAGAAAAATAGCCGATGATCTGGACCGTATCGGCAACTCCAGCAAACAAGTGTATTTGCAAAAAGCAGGGGATAAATTATCCGATGAAAAGTTGCAGGAAATGTTAGATGCAGAAACGTGGCTATCCGCAGATGAAGCTTTTGAATACGGCTTATGCGATGTTGTTCAGGAAGCTAATACGATGGCTGCATCTATAAGCGATGCATGTATGAATAGATACAAAAATGTTCCAAAACAACTGATTTCACAGCAACAAACCCCTATTTCAGCGGGTGATATGGCAAAAAGACAAGCAAATTGCCGATGAATCAAAGGCACATGCAGCCTATATCCAAACCATTTTAGGAGGAATTTTTGAATGAAAACACTCTATGAGTTGAAACAGAATCTAGCTACCATTGGTCAGCAACTTCAAAAAACAGAAAGTGATCTAGCGGCCAAAGCTATCGATCCTAGCACTACGATGGAAGCTATTCAAGCCCTGCAAAAATCCAAAGAGGATCTGAAAATGCGCTTTGATGTCGTGAAACAGCAGCATGATGCGCTTGAAGCTGAACAGGCGGCAAAACTAAAAGCGGACAAAGGAATCCAAAACACCGCAGATCCTGTGCAGAAGAAAATGCCAGGCAAAGGCTGAACTCATCCGTGCCACCATGCAGAAACAAGCTGTTACGCAAGACGTGTTTCAGGCATTAGGGGATAACGATACGACAGGCGGTAACAAATTCTTACCTAAAACCGTATCGACGGACATTTTGGTTGAACCGACTGTGAAAAAACCCATTGCGTCAACTTTCATCGGTTACACAGATTACAAACTTGGAAATCCCCAAACTCCATTTCACACTGGATGACGATGACTTTATTGCCGACACTGAAACAGCAAAAGAATGAAGGCAGATGGAGATACCGTTACCTTCGGACGAAATAAATTCAAGGTGCTTGCGGGCGTGTCCGAGACGGTGATCAATGGTTCCGATGCAAATTTAGTATCTTATGTCGAAACGGCTTTGCAGTCTGGCGTAGCAGCCAAAGAAAAGAAAGTGGCGTTTGCAACCAAGCCCAAAACAGGGGAAGAGCATATGTCTTTTTATAAATCAGGAATTAAAGAAATTGTGGCAGAAAATATGTTTGATGCCATTACAGATGCGATTGCGGATCTTCATGAGGATTACAGGGAAAATGCTACAATCGTCATGCGTTACCAAGATTACAAGAACATTATCAAAATCTTAGCCAATGGCAGTGCAACGCTGTATACGGCACAGCCGGAACAAGTATTGGGCAAGCCGGTTGTATTTTGCGACTCTGCGGAGAGTCCGGTCATTGGCGATTTTACCTATTCGCATTTTAACTATGACTTAAATGCGCTATATGATCGAGAAAAAGACGTAAAAACAGGCATTGAACAGTTTGTGGTCACCGCTTGGTTTGATCACCAAATCAAATTGAAATCTGCATTTCGGATTGCCAAAGTACAAACTCCCTAATCCGTCTCCGGGGGAACCGGAGCAACCAGAGAAACCCGAACAACCAGAGAAACCAGAAAAGCCTGAACAACCCGAACAACCGAAGAAGGAATCAGAAGAAGCTAAACCTGCTGGAACATCCAAGTCTAAGCGGAAGTAAGGCGGATGATGTGAATGGCTAACATTTCTTTGGAAGAAGTCAAGGAATACCTGCGGGTGGATGACGATGCGGGAGATCAGACACTCGCCATTCTTCTGGAATCCGCCAAAGAATATCTTGCCAATGCTGGAGTCACAGAATCCAATCATGCTTTGTACAAGCTTGCCGTGATGGTATGGGTCGCCATCCATTATGAAATGGATGATAGGACGCTGCATAAACTCAAACAATCGCTGCAAACGATGATTTTGCAATTGAGGGAAGTGTCTGCAACATGAACCCGGGAAAGCTAAATAAGAGGATCACAATCAAGAAGCCTTCACCTAATCCGGATGGTGCTGGAGGATATGACGATGGTCTAGCGGATGTAGCCACGATCTGGGCTAACATTAGGCCGTTGCGAGGACGCGAATACTGGCAGTCTCAGCAAACCCAAGCAGAAGTCACACACTCTATCATGATCCGCTATAGAAAGGATATCGACCGCTCACATGTCGTCAGCTACAGTGGGCGGCTCTTTGATATCCAGCACATCATCAATGTGGATGAAGCGAATCGCACGTTGATCCTTCATTGTGTGGAGAAAATCTAATGGCGAACATCCAAGTGTTAGGGGTACCAGAGACGGTACGGAAGATCGGACTATTTGAAATGGAAAGAAAGCAGGCTGCCATCGTGCTGGTCAAGAAAACTGCAACCAGCATCCAAAAAGAGGGAAAAAGTTTAGCCCCCTCATCTCCTGCCGGCAGAAAGAAATCCAAAGGCAAACCCGGCGATTTGAAAAGAAGCATTCGCCCGAAATATATGGAAGGTGGCTTATCTGCCACCGTTGTGCCAAGAAAACCGAAAGGCGCACATCGGCACCTGGTCGAATATGGCACACGGCAGCGGAAAAATAAAAAGGGCGCAAATCGGGGGAAAATGCCGAAAAAACCGTTTATGTCTATAGCGGAAAAGCATGCCGAAGGCAGGTATAACAAGGAATTGGAGAGGATATTTAGCCGTGACGAAACTATATGAAGTACAGGAGGCTGTATACAGGCGTTTAACGTCGGATACGGCTCTTATGCCGATGATTAAAGGGGTATATGACTATGTGCCAGAAAAAACGTTGCTGCCCTATGTGACGTTTTCTCGTGTGTATTCGGAACCTTTCGAAACCAAAACAAGCACAGGTGAGATTGTTACGCTTACCCTTGACGTATTCTCTGAAGCAAAGGGAAAGAAAGAGTCCATCCATATCCTGAAACAAATAGAAGCATCTTTAACCCCAGAATTAGAGGTTGAAGGTGCTTTTTTGATGGATCAATCCGTGGTGAGCCGGGAGGTTCAGGAGATCGCGGAATCCCTGTATCAGGCGACCATCGAATACAAAATAAAACTGGATTGGAGTGAATAGCATGGCGACTAAATTAGCAGGCATGAAGTGCAAATTATTCGTTGGAAGCGCCAAGGAGAAAGGAAAAATTCTTGCTGGCCAACGAAGTGCAACCATCAGCCGAAGCGCTGAGACGATAGATGCGACGAGTAAGGACACGGAAGGCTACTGGAAAGAATCCCTACAAGGGTTCAAAGAATGGTCGATTGATGCGGACGGCGTGTTTGTCGAAAGTGACCAAGCGTATAAAGAGCTTGAAGATGCTTGGTTAAATAGTGAAAACGTAAAAATCTACATTGAACTCCCGAGTGGGCGCAGGTATGCCGGAGAGGCGACCATTACCGATGCGTCACTTGAAATGCCGTATGACGATTTAGTGACCTACTCGTTAAGCTTCCAAGGCAGTGGAGCCTTGCAAATGATCGAAACCATTCCCGGAAAAGGAGAAACGAAAGAATGAAAAAAGTAACCGAATTTCATTTGGAAGACGCGGTATACAAAATCCGGATCACCTATTCCACCTTGTTAAAAATGCGTGATGATGGTATCGATGTGATGACCGAAAAAGGGTCTGCGGAAATTAAAAAGACCCTGGGAAGCTCGCGAAAATCTTCTGGTTCGGACTAAATGGGGTAAAAGGGCAAGAATATACCTTCGAACAGGCGATGGACATTTTGGATGATATTTTATCGGAAATCTACATGGAAGATTTCATGGAGATCCTTCAAGATTCCGTTCAAATTAAGTCTCGCCAGGCAGAAGAACAGATAGCAAAAAAAAGAAAAGAAATAACGATCGATGAATATTTAGAGCAGTGTATGCAGGCTGCTTTGATTGATCTGCGTCTGTCCATGAGTGATTTTCTTGAGTTAACACCCTGGGATCTCCATCTTTTACTAGACAGACATTTCGAAAAGATGAAGGAAGATGCTCAATTGTTAAGAAACGTCATTGTGAATGCGGAAGTGAATGTAAAGAGGAAAAAAGGAACAAGTGAAATTCCACTGTTTGAGGATAAACGAAACATGAGCATAGAAGAAAAAATAGAAGAGCGAAAAGCATTATTCGGGTAGGCGTGCAGGAGTTATGTACGCCTATTTTTTATGCCCAGAAAGTGGGGTGAAGAAATGAAATGGCGTTAATTGTGAAAATCGGGGCGGACATCCGAAGCTTTGATAAGGAAATGAAAAAGCTGACCAAAGATACGGAGACGATAGGAAAAAAGTTTACGGGTGTTGGAAAGGCACTAACTGCCGGTTTAACGGTTCCGGTCGTAGGTCTTGCGACCGCCTCGATCAAAATGGGCATGGATTTTGAGGCGGCCATGTCCACCGTAAAAGCCATCACAGGAGCGACGGGAAAAGACTTTGATGATCTGCAAGAAACGGCAAAGGAATTAGGGGCTACGACTGTTTTTAGTGCCTCAGAAGCCGCAGAAGGCATGAAATACTTAGGATTAGCCGGTTGGAATGCACAAGATATCATATCGGCCATGCCCGGGATGTTAGATTTAGCGGCTGCTGGTGCATTGGAGTTAGGAACAGCAGCAGATATCACCTCAGATACCATGCAAGCCTTTGGCATGTCCGCGGATCGGGCCACGCACGCGGCAGACGTGTTTGCGTATGCCTCGTCAAATTCCAATACAACAGTAGAAATGCTCGGGGAAGGGATGAAATACCTTGCGCCTGTCGCTAACCAATTCGGCTGGTCGTTAGAGGAGTCTTCGGCAGCGATGATGTTTTTGGCAGACGCAGGACTCAAAGGGTCTATTGCCGGGCAGGCTTTTGCCTCCTCCTTAACACGACTGGCGAAGCCGACCGCTGAAATGGAAAAAGTCATGAAGGCTACAGGGATTTCGTTTTTTGATGCGCAAGGGAAGATGAAAAGCATGCCGGATCTCATTGCAGAAATCGAAAAGGGTACCCAGGGGATGACCGATCAGCAAAAATCAGCGACGCTTTCCACGCTATTTGGCGCAGAAGCTTACAAACACTGGGCTATCTTGCTTGGTAGAGGCTCTGACCAACTTCAAACCATGACAACGAACCTGGAGCAATCTGATGGAACAGCCAAACAGATGTCCGATACGATGACTCAAAACCTACAAGGTTCAGTCAAGGAGATGGCCTCTACTTTTGAGAGTGTGGCTTTGATCATCTATGATAAGTTGAAGCCTGCTCTAGAAGCCATTGTCAAAAAAGTCACCGAAGTGTTGAAATGGTTTCAAGGGCTTTCTCCAGAAATGCAAAAAACAATCAGCATCATTGCAGCAGTTGCCGCCGCTATTGGTCCGTTACTCCTCATATTGGGCACCGCTACAAAGGTGATGGGAGTCATGAAAGCAGGTCTTGCCCTACTGAGTCGCTCATTTTTAGGGCTTTTGGGCCCTGTTGGCCTTATCATAGCCGCCATCGCTGGCGTGATCGCCATCATCATGAATTGGGATAGCATCAAAGAGTTTTTTATTAATTTGTGGAATTCCATCGTATCGTACCTGTCCGAGGCGTGGGAAAGCATCAAATCAGCATGTTCCGCTGCCTGGCAGTCTATCTCGGATACCACCAGCGAGGTGTGGAATAGTATCAAAGATTTTTTCGTGGGCCTGTGGAACGGCATTGTGGACACTTGCTTAGCGGCCTGGCAGTCTATCTCCGATACCACCAGCGCGGTCTGGAATGCCATCAAGGATTTCTTGGTGGGGATTTGGAACGGGATCGTCGAGTTTGTGACCCCTATCTTTGAGACGATTGGATCGATTATCCAAGGGGTTTGGGATGTTATTTCTACGGTAACCAGTGCCGTTTGGGGATATATTACCCAGTATTTAAAAGCAATCTGGGACGCTCTTATGTATGTTGCGACCCCCGTTTTTGAAGCTATAGGCGATTTTATTGGCTCCGTTTGGAACACCATTAAAGAGGTGAGCAGCACGGTATGGAATGCAATTAAGAGCTTTTTAGTAGGTCTGTGGAACGGCATCGTTTCCGTTGCAACTCCTATCTTTCAGGCCATCGGCGATTTTATCGGTTCCGTGTGGAATACCATCAAAACCGTGAGTGCTGCCGTCTGGAATGGCATTAAAAGTTTTCTGGTGGGTCTGTGGAACGGTATCGTATCCATTGCTACCCCCGTCTTCCAAGGCATCGGGGACTTTATTTCATCCGTTTGGAACACCATTAAAACGGTCAGCAGTTCCGTTTGGAACGGGATCAAAAGTGTTCTGCAAAGCGTTTGGGATGGGATTAAATCGGCAGCAAGTGCTGTATGGAACGGCATGAAAAGCGTCATTATTGAGCCGGTTAAGGCCATCACAGAAAAAGTAACCAGCGCTTTTGAAGGGATGAAAGGAATTGTATTGGATGTGTGGGAAGGCATTAAAACAGGGATCAAGGCCGTACTAAACGGGATTATTTGGATTATCAACAAGTTTATCGATGGCTTTAACCTGCCGGCTGAGCTATTAAACAAAATTCCCGGGGTAGACGCACCGATCATTCCCCATATTCCCATGCTTGCAAAAGGCGGTAATGTATTTGGATCTGGGTCTGCCATAGTCGGGGAAGCTGGTCCGGAACTCATTGAAAAGAGTGGTTCCAGTGTTAAAGTCACGCCATTATCAGCGGGAGAGAAGGCACGTGGTGTTTCTGGTGGAGGTTATACCGCTAACATCACTATTTATACGGACAACGCTTCACCTGCGGACATGGCACGCAAACTACGCCGGGCTCAACAAAGACAAGGCTTAGAATGGGGGTTTGTCACATGATCACTTTTACAAATTCTCGCGGTCAGAGCATTAACATTGACAAATCCCCATTCAAGCTGATTGATTTTGACCCGGGACGCGCAACCACGAACTTTCAGACCGGAAAGTCTGCTAACCAGGATGGGGAAATCTATATTGATAATTACCTTGAACCGCGAGAACTCAAAATGGAATTATTGATTGTCTCGAAAGACAGTAAGCAGCGGTTGGAACTGGAGAGAACATTAAATCAAATTTTTAATCCAAAATTAGGTGAAGGAAAGTTAGTATACGCATCTGCTGGAGGACAAAGGGCTATTCAACCAGTTCCTGACGGTTCTCCTATCTTTCTTTCAGGTTACGATAAAAAAACGCCTAAAGTACGCCGGATTTCTATCCCCCTCATTGCTCACAATCCTTACTGGTCAGATGTGAATCCAACAAGCCGTCAGATGAGCTATGTCATGGGAGGCTATAAGTTTTCCCTTCGGCTGCCCGTGTCATTTTCTAAACGGTCGTTTCAGCGCGGCGTTGAGAATACTGGGGACGTAGAAACGCCCGTGAGCATCGAATTTAGAGGGCCAGCTCAGAATCCCACCGTGTATAACCGAACCACGGGGCAATTCATCCGGGTTAAACGGGATTTAAGTGAGAATGACATTCTTCATATTGACACTACATTTGGAAAGAAAAGAGTCGAAATTGTCCGCGCAAGCGGTAGGGTGGAGAATGCGTTCCACTACATCGATCTCGCCAGCTCATTTTTTCAACTGGTGGTTGGAAAAAACATACTGGAGTATAACAGCGGAAATGATAGTAGCAAAACAAAAGTGATCGTCAGCTATAAAAACCGATACGTGGGGGTGTAAGGATGGAGCCTATCAGACTCATCGACACGGATTTTAATCTTTTGGGTGAAGTAGATGCTTATACATCTCTGCAATGGATCAGGCGCTGGCACAGACCCGGTGAGGTCGAATTGCATATACATCCTTTCATGCAAAATGCAGATAAGCTCCAAGAAGACGTGATCCTATTTAAAGCTAGTCGCCCGCAAGAGGCGGCCATGATTAAGTATCGGGAAATTACGATGGGTGAAGATGGAGAAGAGGAACTCATCATTAAGGGTAGTATGCTGGCTAATCTAATCGGGAGGCGTATCACGTACCCGCCCGAAGGAAAAGCCTATGACTATATGAACGCGCCCATCGAAACCATTGTAAAGCAAATAGTAAAACATAATTGTATAAATTCAGTTGACCGAGAACGTAGTATCCCAGGTTTCATTTGTGCGCCTGACCAAGGACGCGGGGAGAAAATTCAGTTTCAGACCAGATATAAACCACTGGCCGAAGAAGTGGAGAAACTGAGCTTGATGTCTCAAATGGGTTGGGAGGTGTCGTTAGATATCGAAAATCGATGGTATGTGTTTGACATGCTTACCGGACGAAACCTAACGGCGGATCAGGATATACGCCCTCCTGCTATTTTTTCCACGGACTACGATAACATCGAAAGCCAAAGCTATATAAGTAGTGCAATTGGACATAAAAACATAGCTGTGGTCGCAGGGCAGGGTGAGGGAGAAGATCGAAAAATCGTTACGGTAGGTACATCAACAGGTCTAAATAGGCATGAAATGTTTGTGGATGCCAGAGACGTTGGGACTCAAGAGGAGGGCTCAGAACCTCTCTCAGAAGAACAAATCAGGAAAATGCTGGCGGATCGGGGACACGAAAAACTATCCGAAGTAAAAAGGGTAGCATCCCTCGAAGCCAAGATACTTACAAAATCTAATCTAACCTATCGTAAGGACTACGACTTAGGGGATGTCGTAACTGTGCTAAATCGCCAGTGGGGACTGACAATGAATACAAGAATCACAGAAGCTGTAGAGGTTTACGAACCTGGGGGTATTCGTGTTGATGTGATTTTCGGCAACAGTATTCCTACACTTGCGGAAGCAGTTAGACAAAAATTAAGGAGTTGATAAGCTTGGCAGAAACCTACAGATTTTTTGACTCGACGGATACGGACGAGCGACTCTACACGGCAGACGAATTTGCGGAATATTTCAGGCAAGTCCTTAGTGACGGCATATTTAACGGCGGAACAAATCTTAAGGTAGAAAGTACGGGCAAAAACATGGAAACGTATATTCAACCGGGCTATGCCTGGTTACAGGGGTACTTGTATGCCGTCAAGGATACGAAGCTAAATCTACAGCATCCCTTATCCACATGCCACGCTAGACCGCATTGACCGAGTCGTAGTAAGGTTGGACAAACGTCTAGATCATCGATACGTAAGGGCTTTTGTCAAAAGAAGGGACACCCTCGACTACTCCCAGCCCTCCTGCATTAACACGTAACGATAACGTGTTTGAAATCAGTCTAGCACAAGTAAAGATTGTAAAAGGTAAATCTTATATCGAAGCCTATCAAATCACAGACGAGAGGCTCAACAAAACCGTTTGTGGCATTGTGAACTCTCTTATACAAGCCGACACGACTACGATTTTCAACCAATTCCAGAAATGGTTTGAAAGCCGTACAGCAGACTTTGAAAAAGAGTGGAAAGAATGGCTGGAGAAGATGAAAGATCAAGGGGGAGGGAAATTTGGTGTAACATCCGTCAATGGTAAGACCGGGGATGTAATACTGATGGCCAAACATGTAGGGGCCCCAAGTATAAATGATCTCAGAGCATACGCCCTGAAAGGCGAACCCGCGGGGCAGTACACGCCTACGTTTTTGAATGGTTGGTACGTACAAGCAGGTGAAGTCAAAGGGGTTTGCTACTACAAGGATCAATTCGGCTACGTCCACCTTTATGGCACTTGCTCAGGGACTAAAACTGAGTTTGGCACACCTTTATTCAACCTCCCGGCTGGGTTTCGTCCAAGTGGTGTAATCCGCGTTGGTTGTCTGATGATCGACTTTGCAGACTACTCCAGATCTATTCAATTTCTAGGTGTATATCCCAGTGGAGAGGTATTGATAGAAAGTTATGGGTTACCCGGTTTTGTCTCGTTTAGCATTTTCCCCTCCTCATTTTACGGGCAAAGGTAGGTGTTTGAGATGGATAAGATCATACAAGCGAGTCGGGTAGACAAAGCAGGTAAATATGTAGAGGCACTGGCACTGATAGAGAAAGACGACAAGTATTTTAATCTTTTGGATCAAGAGGTACCCATAGACGAAACCGTTGTTTTTGATTCACTACCTATGCCGATTTATACGCCTATTTGGGATTTTGAGAAAAAAGTCTGGAAAGAGGGACTTTCAGCTGAGGAAATTGATCAGATCAAAAATCGCCCAGATCCCCCAGATCCGCTAAAAGTTATGGCAGAAGAGGTAAAAGCCTTGCAAGAGGCTCTTAACTATCTGTTGCTAGGAGGTGAGAAGGATTGAGGAGCCCGCTGTATAATCATTTTTACTATTGTTGGAGAAATGAAACAGTCACATTGGATCAGTTGGGGAGGGCGGTAGAAAAGGAATTTATAACAGAATCTGAGAAGGAGGAGATAGCCAAAGTAGATGTAAAGGCATCAGCAAACGCCGAGTAGGCGTATTTTTTATGCTCAAACAGGAGGAACCATGAATGGAAGAACAATTTTTTGATACAGCGCTAAATACCGGGATATTTGGTGCTCTGTTTATCTGGTTGCTGTTTACCACGATGAAGAAAAATGAAGTACGGGAGAAGGAGTATCAAAAGACCATTAGTGAGAACCAGGAAGTCATTCGGGAGCAAGCTAAGTCTTTTAGCCTTCTTTCAAGTGATATTGCCGAGATTAAAGGGATTCTAAAAGGAAAACCTGGGGAAGGAGAAGCCCAATGATGGAAATCAGACAAATGTTAGTAGACCCAAGTAAATATGGCATTAAATGCCCGAATAAAATGGCACCGAAATATATTACGTTTCACAACACGTCCAATGATGCTCCTGCAGAAAATGAGATCCGTTATATGATCGGGAATAATAATGAGGTTTCGTTCCACGTTGCTGTGGACGATAAGGAAGCTGTTCAGGGCATTCCTTTTGATCGTAATGCCTGGCATTGTGGAGACGGGAACGGAACAGGTAACCGTCAGTCCATCGGCGTAGAGATTTGCTATTCCAAGTCGGGCGGAAGCCGATATTATAAGGCCGAGGACAATGCGGCTATTGTCATTGCCCAACTAATGAAACAGTTTTGCATTCCTATTGGAAATGTGGTTCCACATCAGCATTGGAGTGGTAAATACTGCCCGCACAGAATGTTAGATGAGGGAAGAATACCAAGTTTTATAGAGAGGATCAAACAAGCATACGAAGGAGAGGAAGACGACATGAATAGAACATTACAACTGGAAGATTGGCAGTGGAAACAGCTCTATGACAATATGGGGAAAGCCTGGAATGCAGGACTATTCACGGACTGGAATTGGATGGTTAAAATAGAAAACCGTTGCCTTACCGTTGATGAGCTGGCATGGCTTAACAACCACATTTTGGCGAGCAGCCTATAGGAGGTCAATATGAATATAGAAATCACAGATGTTGTCATTGTAGCTATCATAGTCGGTCTTGTTGAAATGGCGAAAGGGATCGGACTGCCGGTTCGTCTGGCTCCGGTTCTGTCCGTTATCCTGGGTATTGTGGCAGGCGTTGTATATTTGGCTCCGTGGGATCTTAAAACGGGTATCATGTATGGCATTATCTCCGGTCTTACTTCATGCGGGCTATATAGTGCTGGTAAGAATGCTGTAAAGAAGGAGTAATAACGATTAACCCGCGGGCTTCGGCCTGCGGGTTTAAGATACCTTCATCAATATTGCTAGTCATAGATTGTGATATCATTTTTTTCTTGTATCCGCCTTCTTATCATAGTACAGGCCAATAATTACTTGACATAGTGTGATATCATTTAATTAAGAGGAAAAATAAAGCAATTATTTGGTGGCGGTAATAAGGATGGATTTCAGCCCTCGGGTAACTGTTATACACATTGACTACATACCTATAATAGAATTGATAACTGCAATTAGTGATATACATAAAAAATTTTCAGATGAATATTTAGAGAGATTTAGTAGTCGGTTAAAAAATTTAAAGAAACAGTTGGTTAGAGATGCCTTTGAAGATGGACTCAATATCGTCAACGAGGATTATTATTCATTAATCCAAAACTATCATGAGATGCTTAGAGCCTTCATTGTTGAAACCGAATTGGAATATGAATATGCTGATTTGGACTTGCGCATAAGGATTAAACAAACCGAATCGATTATGCATAAACTGATTTATTACAAGACGGGAAGAAGTGAAGAAGGGAAAGTTCCCATAAATAAATGTTTGAATGATTTATTAGGGTTTAGGATATTTATTGATGGATTTGATCATAATTGTAATAAGCTCAATGATTTATGTCAAACTCTAAATGCAAAATACTCAATTAAAGACAGGTCTAATGGAAATTACCGAGGTACCCACGTTTATTTTTACTCCGATAACAAAGCTTTTCCTTGGGAACTCCAAATATGGAATAAAGCGGATGAGAGTACAAATGAACAATCACACAAAACACATAAAAGTAAGCGAGAATACATAAAATGGCCTAACACATATAAGAATTCAAAAACATATTAAAGGAGGTGTTGAAAATGGCATTTCATTTTATAGCAATAGCGAGCAATTATGCTGAGGGTCGCCGTATTGGTTGGCATTATTCTTCTGAAGGAAAACTTGATAAAGAATTGATCAGAAAATTCATGGCTAAAGTTGAGGATAAACAAAGGAATATCCAACTAGGTATTCATAAGATTTTGACTCATTCAACATCTTGGCAATCAGTTGTGGACAGGGATTCGTATTTTGAGGATGTATTTGTCACCCGTGATATGGATGAATTTGTTAAACATATTTCTGAAGATAAAGAATTAAAAGCATCTGATGTAGCTAAATTTATTGTCTCCACCATGTCTGTGACTCAACTGAAACTACAAAAATTACTGTATTATGTTTATGCAGAGTTTTTAAGAACTACAGGTAAAAAGCTATTCAAAGAACCAATTGTTGCGTATAAGCTCGGCCCTGTAGTAGAAGAAGTTCGTAACCTTTTTAAAGTTCATGGTTCTTCAACTATCGATGAAAAAGAAGATGAATCATTTTGCTTTGGTAAAGATGAACTGACATTCACACCTTCTTTTATGAGAATAGTTTCTTCAGAATACGGAATAACTGCAGCAAAGTGTATTTTAGATGTGTTGAATAAATATAAACAAGATACAGCATCACAACTAGTTACAAAGACACATCGTCCGGGAGGCCCTTGGGATAGGGTATATATTGACGGGATGAATTGCGAAATTACTGATGAATTGATCAAGAAATACCATGAATTAGTACAGTAACACCTCACTCAATAATTGGTACAATATGGATGGTATATGGAAGCACCATTACAGGAAAGGAGCCTTTGAGGTAGCACCTCAAGGCTCTTTTAACTTTCTTGTCACATCATTAATTTAAACTGCAAGAGATTTGGTTTTGTTGAATATACATTTTAAAGCGAATGAAAAAAAGCATTGACTCACTATATCCATATATGTAAAATTAAGGAATAAAAATTATTTTTAAGGAGATGGTGAGAATGTATCTGGTTAGATGGGGAAAAACAAAAAGCATTATTTTATCTATGGTATTTCTCATGGCTTTGACTTCTTTTATGAACATAGGCATAAATCCCGTTGTAGCCGCTGAGAAAAGTGATTCGAAAACAGAGCTTGTTGCGATGGTAGTAAAAGATAACCTGGAAAGAATCGGGGATTTGTTGAAGATAAAAGACAAGCAAAAACTTAAGCAAGCTTTAGAAGCGAACAATAATTTAGAACTTTCTGTACAAGATATTCAATCACAAGTAGACAATTTCAATACCATGTTACTCGGATTGCAAGGACAGGATAAAAAAGAACAGTTGCTTAAAGCATTACAAGAAGTTGAAAATGAGATTGTAAAAGCAGAACGTGCCTCAGGCGTAAGAACATTTGGGTGTTCTGACGTTTTAGGAGGGATTGGCTTGTCACACTCATTTCTATATGGAAGATTAGCACTTGCATTAGGAGTATCAGGCCCTCTTGGTCTAGGAATCGCAACAGGTGCGGGAGCGTTATACTATCTAGGTAGTTTAGCTTGTCCGAAATAAAGAGAAATAAAATGCGGATTCTAAAAAGATACGAATTAACTATAATTGATCTATGGCTACTGATTTTTTTCTCTTACCTAATAACGTCAAGGTTCACAAGTAATATTCCTAGATATGTTTTGGTTGTTTTAATCATCACGATACTTAATGTTATTATGGAAACCTTGTTCAACAAAAAACATACACGGGAGCAAAAAGCACTTTGGTTCACAGTAGCTACATTACCGTTTAATGCATGTATTGTATTTTTGTATATAATTTATTTTGCTTAGTACAAAAATACCAGAGATGATTTTGAAACCTAACTTGAAGTACGCTATAGAAAGAGCACTCAGGATTCATTTCCTAAGTGCTCTTTTGTTACTTTTTGCTTGCTGTATCTAATGGTAAGTCAAATAATTCGCAGGTTTCCAGAGTATCCTTCAAAAGTTCGCCGCATGCGCCCACTTGCGCCTCGTTGTGGGTATTTTCAAAAAAACTCTATCCTACTTTTGATTTCTACAACCCGTCCGATAAGTGCGCAGCTAATTACATTTACCTGGGTGGGTGTAAATACTTCATATGGATCAATTTTCTCCATTCCTTATTCCTCCCACAGCTGAACTTCTTCCAGCAAATCGTCAATGTCGTCCGCAAAGATGGCATACTCTCTAAGTTTGGAAAGGAACCCTATCATGCTTGTTTTATTTACCTCAGTGTATTGTACAACTGCGCTATCAGTAATTACATGCAAAACTATTTTACTTCCTAAATCTTCAATCTCTAACCGCAGCAGTAGTTCGCAATTATTTAAAATCTCAGCAATTTGTGCCACTGACTTTCCACGGCTTTGATTCACTTTATAAATGGTGTTCATTTATTTTGTCCCTACTTAACCTGTTCATATGCGGTGACCAGGTTTTTTACTCTTTGTACAATCACTACATCCGAATGGTCTGACCATAAAAGTAAACGCAAAATGATTACAAACATGTTTTCAGGTGAACCCTTACATTCCGACAGATGGTCGTAATAGTTACGTACCGATCCCAGATAATTTTCCATTCCTTATTCCCTCCATTTACAACCGGCTTATTTATTCCGAACTACTCTAATCAGCGTAACAATACTAAGTACAAAAGCTGATAAGGCAACGATCCATGTAATTGTGTCCATGCATATTACCTCCGATTTATTTTTTACCGCTATTGTGTTAAGATTGGGGTGGAGGGGTGCTTCCCCTCCAAAGGAACTTTTAACGTTTGCGTGGCTTGCGGCGTTTGGTTCCTTTTTTCTTTTTCTCTTGTCGGCTATTTAAGTTAAGTATTATTGCAGTACTGAGTTGAACTAATGCCGTCAAGAGTAGTACCCAATCTCGTAACTCCAAACATTTTCACCCTTTCTGGAAGCTTGTGTTTCACTTCCTGTATATAATGTATCATAAACTGTAGTTGCAGTCAACAACTTTATTTGACTTCCTGTATATTTTTTATTACTATAAATACATAAAGTACACAAAAGGGAAAGGGGGGCCTAAATTGTTTACTTATAAACCTTTGTGGAAGCTATTGTTGGAAAGGGATATGAACAAACAAGATTTACGTAAGGCGCTTGGATTTGGTCCGTCTACTATTGCGAAGATGGGCAAAGGAGAATATGTATCACTAGAGGTAATAGATAAAATTTGTACGTATTTCGGCGTACCAGTTGAAGATGTTATTGAGCATATACCGGACCCGGAGGAAAACGAAAAGACCACAGAGGAATAATCCAATGTAGTCTTAATCAATGGAAATATGATACAATAGTACAAGCAATAGTGGCTCACGTGGGCGGTCGGCATCACCTCGGAAAGGAGGTGATGCCAATGGAGACGTTTCAGGCTCTTCAATTGATGTTCCTATTTGGAATGTTTATTCTAGCGCTTTTAACGTTTATAAAAAAATAGACCGCCCACCGTGCAAAGGTTAAGTGCGATCTATTTCGTAAAAACCCTATAAGCCGACCGCCTAGTAGCGCGGCTATTGCTGACCGTGGACGTTACAGCGTCTGCGGTCATTTTTAGTATATGCTTGATGCCATTATTTTAACATAAGTTTATTTTATTTAACAAGTTTATGTGTTTTTTGCAAAATAAAAAGCCCCGAAGGGCTTCAGTGTCTCATGTTCATTCTATTCATTAATTTAACCTGCTTTAACATTTCATCATCTGCTTTTTTATCTTTCACAATAATCACAGCATGGACTATCCCCGGAACCCATCCAAGCATAGTTAGGATTATGCTCAGTATTCCCTGTCCTGGCTTTCCGGACAAAAAAACAGCGAGTGGAGGACAAAGAAAAGCTAGAAGATACATATCAATATTCTCCTTTATTTAATTGAATTTTTTTCTGAGCTCGGCATACGCATTTTTTGTTTTTTCTTCCTTGCCATCCGGACCGTAAACATATCCTACTTTGCCATCTACAATATGGACTATCAGTTCAGTATCCTTGCCATCCGGCTTTTTACCTTTAACCAAAACCAATTTGCCTTTCTTGCCACCGTGTTCATAGTCTTTGGAACCCTCGGTTTTTGGGTTTTCTATCGCCTTGCTTTTATTTGTGGATTGAGCTCCGAGAGAAAATAATTGTTTGGTATCTGAGTGAACTTTCTCTTCAACAAACTTCTTCTTAGCCTCCACATCTTTACCGTTGTTGTATACATTTATGTACTCAAGGGCAAGCTGTTCCTCGGCGCTCATTTCCTTTTCTTTCGGCTTTTCGGACTCTTTAGGGGTTGCAGATGGCTTAGGTTCCTGTTCCGCACTGGTAGACGCCTCTTTACTCCCACAAGCCGCCAACACTCCTAAAAGAGTAATAACCATGATGATGCTTAAAAACTTCTTCACCTTAACCTCTCCTTTTATTAAGTTATCACCAAATATAACCAC